CCTGTCAATCCCTGACAACCCACTGGAATACTACCAGTTAAGAGTTGATAATGCTGAATTGTTTGATAGGCTCGAAGAGGCTCAGGACGCTGACGATGAAGAAGAAATAGAGGCTATCAGAGCCACTAAAGTAGATGCCGAAACCTTCCACGACATAGAGCGCAGGATTCTGGCTATTGGCAAGGGGACAAGGGAAGGGCCGATTCCTCAAGAACTGGTGGACGCCTATGTTAAACACATGAGAATAGTTGATGAGACAAGCGGTAATAGTGCCGAGGCGAAACTTAACAGGTTCGATAACCCTGACCTTAACGACTTCTTAATGAGTGAGGATTACTGGGGAGAGAGTGCTTCGGAAGCTATTGACGAATACCGCATCCCGATTTGGCGAATAGACGTGGAATATAAGGAACAGGATGCTGAATACGATGCGCTTGAGACAACCTCAGAGCGACAGGACTACCTCTTGGAGAACGAAGACTACCGAAGGGATAGGCGGAGGCGTGAAGCCTACGAGTTGTTGGGACCAGACGGTGAGAGATTCCCTGCTGACCAGATTGAGAACTTTGTTGTCTACTATGAAATAGAGACCAAGGGCAAGCGACAGGAACGATTCCTAATTGACCATCCTGACTTTGCCAAGGCGATGCACGAAGTCAAGGGAATCGATATACCCAAACCAGAAGACATGCCGGCGGTTCAATACGATGACATCTATGACCTTTACTTGGAGAACTTTGAGAGGCTGGAGGGACTGTCGGATCATAGGTCGGAACATTATATTGAAGATCCGGAACAGCGAGGTTTGGCCAGAGATGCACTGCGGTTTAATGGCAAGGGTATCTATACTGAGTTCGGGCTTGCTGAACTCCGCAGAAACGGCTATGGTGCTTTTATTCCAGAACAGTATATTGAAAACTATGTCGGCTACTACAAAATCATAGGTGAAGGCAAACCGCCGAACTGGAAGTTTGAGATGGGCACTGACCTGTGGTATGATGATGACTGGTTCCTGATGGAGAATATCGACTTCTACCGGACAGTCTATGTAGGGTTACTGGGCAATGAACGAAAAGACTTTACTAAGGTTCCAAGTAGGGAAGTATTTACTCTCTATCTGACATACCTGACGCTTCCTCACCTCAAGTCCAAGGACGATTTCAGGTTGGAGCATAGGGATTTGGATATGTGGCTCGTGATTAAATTCGATTACACCCCGATAGCTGATAAGAAGATTCGAGAAGAACTAACACCTTATGAGCGATTCCTTGAGGAGTGGGAAGAGAAGGGAAGAGACATCGAGGAAATGCTCGCTCAATTAAGGGAGTAAGCCTCTCCTTCAAAGGAGAGGTCAATATAAACTCCAACAAGGGAGGAAACTCAACATGGACAAGACTACTAAGGTAGGGGACGAAGCTGGGACTCAGACTGAACAGGAGACTCTTCAGTCTGGCTCTGAGCAAACTTCTACTGCTGAACGGTCGACTTCAAAGATTGAGGTGGACAAGCAGTATACTGGAGCAGAGGCAAAGAAGATGGTTGAGGATGCGCTTTCGGCTAATGGCCGTGAGCAGAAAACGAGGGCTGATACCGCTGAGGGTCAAGTCAAAACGCTTACAGCCGAACTCGGCACAGTGACTACACGCCTTAACACTGTCTCCGGGCAGGTAAACGAACTCCTGAGAACCCGGGAAGAAGCTGAGGCTGATGCGGTCAAGGATAACCCGGAAGCCCTAACTTCACTGAGAGTCAAGCAAACTCAAGCTCGTGAGGAAATTAGGCAGAAAGGTGTCCAGGGTGAACAGCAAGCAAGGGATGCAAAGCAGAATGAGAGGGAAACCGCCCTCACTCAGAAGGAAACTTCTGTGACCATCAAGCTGGCAGCTATGGCTGCTGGTGTTGATGAGAAAAAGCTGGCTGAGATTGTCCCTGACGGCGATGCGGGGCGACTGGCTACCGCAGCCACACTCCTCAAACAGAGTGGCACGGTGGAGATTGACCCTGAAACTGGTAAACCAAAGCCCGCTGCCTTAACCAATACGCCTGCTTCCACTATATCTGCTGGTGGGGATGCCAAGAGCGTCTCCGAAAAGATGCTTGCGGATGCTAAGAAAAAATAAAGTGGGAGGTAAAGCAATATGGCTTTATCAGGTGGTTTTTGGGATAGCCTAGCAGAAGTGCTAAAGGCTACGACCCCCACGCTGATTCCCGGCGTGGTGGACGAGAACTACAAGAGGGGAAACCCCGTTGATATTTTGCCGTTTGTTCAGGCCAACCATACCGGCGAATACATCCGATGGCTTCGTGAAAATGCGAACCTTGAGGATAGTGTTGCCGATATTGGACCGGGCGGGCAGACGATATTCAGCGAGGGCGCTACCTTTAGTGCCCAGACTGCCGTTCTCCGAATATGTTATTTGATGACCAAGATAGATAGTTACGACAATGCTATCTGGGCGACTGTCAATGACTATGAGAGAATGGCGCTCGAGGGCATGATGAGGGATACAACCAAGAAGCTCGGCAAGAAGCTTATCTACGATGACTATACCTACGATGGCACCGGGTTGTCAATGGATGGTCTTCATGCCTGGGCTGCAACTAACTGGGGCGAAGATTGGGATAGAGACGAGGGCGAAGCTGCATTGGCGCTAGAGAATATGCGGATTCTCTCTGATGAGATGAAGTATGGACTTGACTTTTGGCTGATGCCTTTCTGCCTTGCTCGTCAGATAGACCGGGTATACAGGGAACTTGGTATCCCTGAACTGAAGTCTACTCAGCGTGGCGTTATGGGTCTGATTGGCTACTCAGTGAATGAGGCTGGTGGACGGACACTAACCTTCGACAACAAACCGATAGTCCGTTCCGACTTCATGGTGGCTGAAGCAGCTAATTCAGGCCAGGGAACTACCAGCGCCAGTGCGAGGGCAGTTTACAGTTCTGGAACCCGGCAGTATACCATCTTCGGAATCAAACTGGGGACTACCACTCTTGGTAGCATTGACCCCGGCGTTAAAGTAGCGTTTGGTAAGACCGAGGGAGACGGCCAGTTCTTCAATCTGGAATACATTGAGAAGATGACCGGCTACATCGGTAAGGCGATGCGTCTTGCTGCATATACGAATCTAATCGTTGGCAGCAAGTATGCCATAGGTCGAATCACCGATATTACCAACACTGCTCCATCGGCATCGGTATAAGGGAGGTAAAGTAAAGTGAAATTCCAACAAGCAATCATTTCCGAAAATGGTGCTATCATCTATCTCCCGCCGAATACGGACCTCAAGCATATTTCCGAACCCGATATGTATTCGGACTCTGTTCCTAAGCTCTTCCCTATCGGCACTATTGGATTCCTAGCCCAGAGGAAGTTTGCCTACAGTAAGGCTGGCGATACCATCACCGGCATAGCGAGGCTGCTGGTTGACGAGAACGACCTTCCGGGCACGAGTAGCCATGAAGACCATGAGGGCTTTGAAGGTGCAATCTATGCTGATGTCGCTGCTGGTGTAAAAATCGTAGACATTGAGCATACTGTCGCCGAACCTGTGGACTACTACGAGGGAGGTTTGTTCACTGTCTTTAACGCTGATGGGATAAGGACTACATCAATCAGAATTGCTCACAGTGACCTGGGTAATACAACTTATGTCCGACTTTATCTGGACGATGGTCTACCCTGGTCGATAGTGGATGGTGACTGGTGCAATGCCTACATGAGTCCCTACTCTAATGTAACCCTGCCTGACTCCGACCACTTTGAGGCTTTCGTGGGGTTATCCCTTATTGCTGTAACCTCTGGTCGCTACTTCTGGTTGCAGATAGCCGGGCCGTGCTGGATAGCACAGTTCGGGAACTCGTATCTGCCCGGGTATGCTGCCAAATACCGGGATGTGTGGGCTCATCAGGATGGCACGGTTAGGTCTGATGATCAGTCGGGACTGTCTCAGCGAGTGGGTTATGGACTCGGCTCAACTGCTGGCGCCGCTGGTGGCGACACCTACATCATGTTGCAGATGGGCTAGACCTGACCCGTTACGAAACTTAGAGAGAGGGGAGTTTAATCTCCCCTCTCTCTACTCGAAAACAAGGAGGTAATAAATATGATACCTAAAGGTAAGCATATTCCACAAAAGGCTCGACCTGTAAAGGCGGAGAAGAAGGCGGAGCCGAAGAAATAGCCGGTAAGAACTCAGAGGGCGGGGGTTTAGCATCCCCCGCCCTCTAGCAACAAGGAGGCTTTATGGAAACACTTAAATGGCCTGTAGACAAATGCGATTGTGGTCACAATCTCAGAGAAGCTGAGGTAAGGGCAAGTGAGAAGTCCAACGATGCCAGTGGCACGCTTACCTGGACTTGCTTCTGCCCTGAATGTGGAAGAGGCTACAATGTTGGCGGAAGGGAATTACCCACACCAACAGCAGAAGTCTTAGCCGAAATGGAAGCTGCTCCAGTTCTATCCTATGTCGAGGACTTAAAGGCAGAAGCTAAGACTGAATCCGAACCTTCGGGCATACCACCTGATAAAAGGGGAGCAGCATTAGCTAGGACGGAAGAGAACCCCGACCCTGAAGGCTTACTCGACCAAGAGGTAGCGACTCAACCTGAAGAGACACCAGAACCCGGGGGAGTCAAAGCGCCAAGGAAGGGGCAATACTTCTGCACGAGATGTGCCAGTAACCACAACGAAACCAGTGCTATAGGGAAGAGGCACACTAAAAACAGGGAGGCGTAAGATGCCACTTGCGGTCGAGACAATCAAAAAAGGTGAATCACTGGAATCCGTCCGGGCTAAGATAAGCCGAACTATAGACTACCTTATTCACAACGAAGGCAAGACGGCAGACGAAGCTGCCGGGCAAGCGTATGGTATGGCTGCGAAAGCTTGGGGGCGGAAAATCCCGGCAGGAAACTAATCCTTCTAAGAAGGACGGAGGTTTAATATGGGAACAGATGAACAAACTGCCTTCAATCTACAAGACACTGAAGTAATTGACTCCGTGTCTAGCTCTGTTGGCTTCACAGCAGAATACATCACGGCTGTTAAGATGGAGACGCTAATATATGTCCTGATTCAGCCACAAGGCGGACCTATCATGTATGAAACGAATGGTGACGCAGCTACCACTGAAACCGGTATTTATATAGCGGATTTCGGCGTTGTGGAGATTTGGGGCTGGCAAGCCATACAGAACTTCAAGTGCATAGATAAAGGTGGAAGTGCAAAACTATCCTGTAAATACTACGGAACATAAGGGAGGACAAGATAATGGGTAGTGAGATTTTTTTGACTGGTGGACAACCAGCACCAGCGGCTCAGATTTCGCCATTGCCTGTGCAGGTTATGGGTGGAGAGTTAAAAGTTCTTGAAGGAGCACCAGTTACAGCTGTTTGGTCTGGGCCTCATGGCAGCTATCAAAGTAACAGACAGGTAACTCCGACTGACCCGAGGTCAAGTTGGATAGCTGGTGCAGGTTGGGATGCCTCTGTCGCAGCTAAGGCGGCTGGGGAGTGGAGTGATGCTAACAAGACCGCCTTCCAACTAGAGTTCCCAGGAGCTCGCCCAGGTCTGCTGTATGGAATTATCTATGTCAGTTGGGGAAGTTCCAACATTCAGATACATGACATGTATAGTTCCGATAAGACCTCTTACAAGAAGTATGAGTATCAAGAAGACTGGGCCTATGACAGTGGGTTCCTTTCACTAGGTAAAATCTTTGAACCAAGGTCGAGCACAGGAATGTGGCCTATCACTTTCCCCAAGCCAATCCCATTCCATATAGGGCTTCGTATACCTGTGGATAATGGGTGCAGCGGTATATATTTCTGCTACAGCCTAGACCCAGCATTTGCACCCTAATAAAGTAATAAGGAGTTTGAAATGGATCCAGTAAAAGTAGTAGCACTGTTAGACCTAATAGAGAAGGCTTCAGTTCCCCCACCTGATATGCAGCAAGACCCTACAAGGCACGATGAAATTGTTGCAAGGAACGCAGCTATTGTTGCTAGGGCTGAGGACGACATAGCTGCAGAAATAGCAACTTAGGGCATCGAAGACTCTTTGAGGTGAAATATGGCAAGATACCAAAGCGACATTAGGGCTTCGGTCCGTGATGTGCTGCGAGATGAATTCGTTGAAGGCGTTGACTTGGAGTGGCAGTCAGACGAACTTGACCGCCTTATTCGCATAACCCTTGACGAGATGGAACAGAAGATGCCCTACGAGGTCAAGGTTCTTGCTTATGATGCTCTCAGCACAGTGTATGTAGCGTTGACAACTACGGCGACAACCTTGGTAGTAGCTTCCGATGATGACTTCCCGACTTCTTACCCATTCTATATCACGATTGAGGATGAGGTTCTGTCTATAACTGCACTACCAGGCGCACCAGACAACTATACCGTTACCCGGGGTCAACTGGGAACTACCGCTGCTACCCATGCTATCGGTAAACGTATTGGTCTTTCTATCCTTACAACGTCTGACTCAAAGGAAATAGACATCACCAATATAGCTGACCTCATCCGTGTCTTCGCGGTAGAATACCGGACTGGCAAGAACCCAAAGCAGTTCAGGAACTCCACTCGGTTTGCCGATGTCCTGACTATGGTTATCAATATCGTGCCTTCTGCTGATGAGACTGTGCATCTCTACTGCCACAAGAAGCATACGCTTACCGATGCCACTTCAACACTGAGGTCAGAGCATGAGACAGTTTTAATCCAGGGTGTCGCTGCTAGGGCTGCCATGAATAAGGGCAGAGAACAGCTCAATGCCCTGAATGTAGGCGGTGTGAATGTCGGTCCCAGAATGGTTGCATGGGGTAGGGAACAGCTCGGGCTTTACCGCTTGGCTCTCAAGGCTCATGCCTTCAAGAATCCCTATGAGGCATTGCCAAAAGATTAAGAGGGGCTACCTATGAAAAGAATGATATCCCTATTCCTCAATCTATTCAAGAGAAAGAAACCAAAGCCACCTGGCTTCAATGATATGCTCTTTGGCTGAGTGAGGGTTTTACTATGAGTATGCAAAGCACATTCTTAAAGATAGAAAATCGTGCATACAGTAAGCTCGCTGCTGCCCTGACATCTGGTGCGACTTCGCTTACTGTGACTTCTGGTGATGGCGGAGACTTCCCTGACACCTATCCGTTTCACCTTACTATTGAAGATGAGATAGTCTCTGTTACTAATCGTGTAGTGGATACTATGACTATAGTTAGGGCTCAGCAAGGAACGACTGCTGCTGCTCATCCTAATAAGTCCCACGTTGCCCTGAACATTACAAAAAAGCACATTACTGACCTCAACGCTGCTGTCCATACAATCGAGCAGGCTATGGAGGTCGGCTTCACTTACCTCAAAGTTATCGGCCCCGCTGACTATCCTATTGACCTTTCTGAAGGCACTGTCAACGCTGGCGGTGCTGATATTAGGCTCAGTCAAGGAGCCATGATAGATAACACCACCCATGACCTTCTAAGGATGGTTGTTCACGAAGGCAGTAAAACGACTCACTACTTTGAGGTCGGGGACCCGATATCAACCATAAAGGGAACATTCCTTGACCTTGACCTAACGCAAGCATTGAGGTTCATCGGCACAGGCAAGAATATAGATGGAGAGGTTGTCTTCCGGGATAAGCTAACCGTAGGCCGTCCTGCTGGTGGGGGCGTGGACTTTATCTTGTATGGTGCTGTGGCCAATTACCGGGTGATGTGGGACGCTAACGGCGATACCAATGGCCGATGGACATTCGGCGATAATGATTATGGAGTAGATGTTGCCTTCAGGGGTGCGACCTCTGGCGTCTCAATGCTGTGGGATGCCAGTGCTGATACTCTAGCTCTTACCCTAGCTAAAATGACTCATAGTTGGACTACTACAGAGGCTACTGCTGGTGAGCAGGGCTTTAAGATGACCGTTACTGATAGCGTAGTTCAGTCAGCAGGCTACATTCAAGCTTTACTGATAGACCATAATATCACCGGAGCTAAGTCTAGCTCTGCCCAGGTTGAGTCAATCAGCGTAGATATGGACATTGGAGCTAATGTTGTCTACGCTTATCCGATTGCTGTCTATGTTTCCAAGACCAGTAACCCCAACATTAGCTTCTTGGCTGGTATGCAAATCTACCTTGAGGATATGGGTAGTGGGACTCTTGGCGGTATAGCTGGGATAGATATACAGATTGGTAGCACTAATCTAGGCACCAGACACACTGGAATAAGGTTAGTGAGTCATACAGGAACAGCCAGGTCTGGTATCCTATTCGAGAAGGCTTGGACTGTAGGCATAGATTTCAGTGGGACAGGTAGTGGTGGAATGGCTGCCACTTTTGCTACTGCTGATATTAGATTTCAGGGTGGGACTACCCTGCTGGATGATGGCACTAGCCTTACTCTAGCTGGTGCAAAGTTAGTCGGCGATGTTGATGTATCTGGTAGCACTCTGACCCTGGCTGCCGACCAGATTAGCGGTGATAAGGTAGAGGGTGGAACAATAAATGCCATCACTATCAACACTCTTGCCATTGGGACTGCACTTAATATCGGTGATGACAAGTTTATAGTGTTTGGTGGAGTAGCTTCTCTAGGCTGGGAAACTGCCGATGCCGATGTTAATTTGCTCGTCTTAGCTTTGCCAGATGGTAGTGGTGTTGACAGCCCAACTCTTATGATTGGAGACCAGTCCGTTCTCAACTTTGACTTGGGCACTATCATAGACCTTGCTTCCCTTGACGAACCTAACATAGTCATAGTTGATGCTGATGCCGATAGCTACTTTGCTTTCGGTTTTCACGCTGATGATACTCCACATTTGCACACGAACCAAACATTCAGGCTGGAGGTTTCTGGCGATACTGACGACTACTTCAAGTTTAAGACTGATACTGGTGTCCCAACCATATTTGCTGCAGGCAGTTATCTCCGGATAGGTGATGTTAAGTTTACCCAACATTCCCTCGATGCCGAAGATGACCTGATGGTGAGTGGTGAGTTTGAGGTTAGTGGTGTCAGTTTCTTCGATGCACTTGTTACCATATCTCCTATCGCTGCTGCGGACTCCCATCTTCTGATAAGTGGAACAGCCAAGCTGAATACTAATGAGCAAGCTATATATGTTAACTTCCCCAGTGAGACTACTGCTACCAATGCTGTCTGGCTCACGCTAGGCTCTACTGTTACCAGTGGTGACTTAACTGGTATCAGGTCAAGGGTGACAGGTAATGCTACCAGCAATGGGGCTAATGTCCGAGGTGCTTACCTTGAGGCTAAGGTGGGAGCTGGCAAGTATGCTGCCATGCTTGAGGGTGCCTTAATCCACGCCGACTATTCTCTTATTGGGGCTGGGACTATCTCAGGTGATGTGAGAGGGCTTACAGTCCATATCAGTCAAGGGACTGGACTTACTGCTGCTAACCTTTATGGCATACTGCTTAATATCCAGACAAGGGGTAATGAGAGTATAGCCACTGACGACATTGGACTGCTGATAAGGAACCAAGCGGTAGGCGGTAACGGCAGGACAATGGACTCAGGGTTGAAGATTGTCGGGCTGAACATGGGTGGTGGCACGGCTGCCTTCACCTATGACATAACCTTCCAAGAGGGTGCCACGCTGGTTGATGATGGGACTAACCTGACGCTGGCTGGGTCAAAGCTCAAGGTAGTTGCTCCTGACATAAGCGGAACTGTAACGGCTGCTACGACATTGACTATGCCCAGTTTTACTCTTAGTGGCACTATAAATGTAGCCGACCAAGTGTTTAACGCTGGGAGTCTCGACCTTCGAGTTGATACTACTGGCTATACCTCTCCATATTCTGGTATCACAATCAGGTCATCACAGAATGGGATTACAGGTGCACTTATTACTGGCTGGCACAATACAGCTTCACCTGCTGCTGGTGACGCAGTTTTTCAGTTAGTCTCTTATGGGAAAGATAGTGGAGGCGGCGACCAGATGTATAATCAAATCCAGCTCTCGATTGAGAACCCAGCAAGTGGCAGTGAGGCTGGCAAAATAGTTTTCAGAAATGCAGTGTCTGCTGTTATGACTACAGTCGCAACACTCTCCAGCATCGCTGAACTATGTCTTGGTGGAGTAGAAGGCAGCGCAACCGCCATCACAGGCGGAACAGTCAGGGCACCTCACATGGTAGCTGGAACTACTACTAATGGTCTTGGGGCAGACCTGACAATAGCTGCTGGAAAGGGAACTGGAACTGGTGATGTAGGGCAGATAATCTTCCAGACACCAAGAATCGGAGGCTCAGGCACTACACTCCAGAGCTTGACTACTATAATGGTTATGGATGAGGCAGACATAATCCTCTCTGGTTATCATGTTCTCTATAATACCGACACCGACTCTGCTGTTGAAGGGGCTATGTGGTTCAGTGAGACCGACAAGACCATTGAGTATTTTAACGGCACAGATGTAAAGGTAGTAGCAGTTGCAGGGGGCATGAGCTTCTTACCTGAAGAGCGAGTAATGTTTGACCACAGGTGGGAACTTGGGGATATAGGGCTCGTGAAGATAGACAAGATAAAGCCAGATGGCTCCCCTCATGGTTTGCTTTACCCATTTAATCGGGCACTAGCAGAAGCAGAGGAGATATTGGCCATCAAAAATGACATAGCAAAACTGGAAGAGAGATTACTTGCCATAGGAGGATAAGATGGGTAAGAACATCAAGAACCCGATAGAGGTCAGGGCAATTCTTCACTTTGAGGAGGGAGACCATCTCTACCACATTGACGATGTGAGTGTCCATTATAGCATGTCCTGTGAACACGGGTTGGAGGTGGAAAAGGGTATGCTCATTGAGCGAAACCCAGAGGTTCTGAAGATTGTCAAGGACTTCATTGAGGAAGCTATGCAACAGGTAGACACCCATGAGGAGATACCAGAGGAAGATTCTAGGCTGAACTATAATGGTGCCCCAGATAACTATACTAATGGTGCTTCACCATAGCAATAAAATAAAACGAAGGAGAGTGTAATGGCAAAGGTTTATCGCTACAGCAACAAAGGAGTTCGAGGTTACAACGGAAAGGATTTAATCAAGATTCCCATTACCCAGGCAGGAGAGATGTCCACCGAGACCCGGCATATCTTTTTAGCTGTCCTTAATTCTTCGGAGCTGAAGACAATCGACGACTCTGTGCAAGGTAATAGGCTGGCAACCGCTATAGATGAGGCCGAAGGCAAGGATGAAATCGAGATTGGCGAGGGCGTTTACGACTGGCTAAGGAAAAAGCTGGAAGCTGTCGATAGGGAAGGGTATCAGGTTTGCCCCAGACTCTTCCGGGTGAATGGGGAGATTGTCAATGAGTTCATCAAAAACGGATATGAGAAGCCACACCAGCCCAAGCGCAAGGAAAAGGGCGCGAAAGAAAAGGATGCTCCGGCGACAGAAGAGAGCGGAGAGCAGGAAACTGAAGAGGATTAATAACGATGTCTCCATTATTTGACCAGATGTATTTCGACCAGAAGTGGAGCGTGTGGGATAGCTGGAAGGCTCTAGTTGAGAAGGGTCGCAATCTGAGAGCCTACGCCGTAACCACAGCATATCGTATGGGCGACCTCATTACTGGGCAGAAACGCCAGGCCAACGCAGTAACCACTCAGAAACGCCGGGGTAATATCATCACAGGAGTTTAATCATGGCCATCAGAGTGCAGACAGAGTTCATTCGTAAGGGCACAATTCGTGTGATTTGCTACGTCTATGATGATGACGAAGACCTTGTGGCAGCTACCAGTGTGTCAATAAGTATCATTGACCCCGATGGCGACATTGCGGTTAATGCAAGTGCAGTTTCGGTTGATGAGGTAGCGATGACGACATCCACTCCAGGCATCTACGAGTATTACTACACGACTTTAACTTCAGTAGACATAGGCAATTACCAGATAGAGTGCGATGTTCTCGATGGCTCTTATCATACTTTTGTTCATGGCCATTTCAGTATGAAAGCCGGCATCAATGAGTAGCTAATTATGCGAGATATTTCAGAATCACTTTTACGAGGCCAGAGAGCTAGAACTATACTCGGCAAGAATCTGCTTATCAAGTGTGATTTGAGTTATACGAGTGTCTCTACTGGTCTGATAGAATACTCATACACCAAGACAAAGATAAAGCAGTTATCGCACACGGAGCAGGCATTTAGCCACAAAGCCGAACTCTTGCTTGAGGATACAGACAAGGTGTTGCACGGATTAGACTTGGAAGGCTACAAGGCTGTTCTCAGTTATGGACTGATAACCCGGGCCGGCGAAGAATGGGTATCAACAGCTCCTCTCTGGGTAGTGGGACAGCAGAGAGATTCTTACCGCGACAAGTTAGAGTGCAGCTTATCCCTTGAGGGAATCTTCGACCGGATGGGCAGACACAAAGCGGAGGCGACTTACACACCTGACAGTGGCGATACGAGGACAGTAAAAGACTGGCTGTATGAAATCATTATGTTGAGTGATTCTGCCTCCTCAAGCACAGAAGAGCAGACTACATCAGATAGTGATATACATAACATAAGCTATTCTATAGGTCAAAGGCTGACAATATCGGCTAGGAGACTTACCAAGCTGGCCTTCAAACTAAAGAAGGTTGGCAGTCCCAGCGGTAATGTAACCTTCAAAATCTACAGTTATATAGGCACAGTATTACTGGCGTCAAAAGTTTTGGGCGATGCTTTTAATCTAGGGACAAGCTACGGCTGGGAAGAAGTCACCTTTGACGCACCGGTTTTAATAGATGAAGAGGTCCGAATTATCTGTGAATATCTTGATGGTGACGGGTCTAATTATGTAGACATGCAGTATAATTCCAGTAGCGTAAAGGCATCTGAAGTGCTTTGCCATAGGCAGGTCGCTACTTGGGTAGACATGGATGACCAGGATATTGTTTACCGCTACACCTACAGTGCCACTCCGGTAACTGTCTATGACCGGTATCCTGCTTATGGCCTTGTCTTTGACAGCGAAGATTCCCTGATAGATTCCTTCGTAGTCGCTGACAGCTTCAGGATAAACCTCAATGACACCAGACTGCAGAAGGTGAAGGAACTCCTGAGATACACGAATTGCGTTGCTAGGGTTGGCCTAGGTCCCTATGGGTTTTTTGATGAGAAAATACATATCTTTGACCCAACGACTTCAGGGACCACTTATGATAACCAATACACATTAGTCGAAGGGCGGGATAACGATAACTTCTTCAACAAGCGCTTCCGAACAAGGATAGTCTCCCCGAACTATGTAGCCTTTAAGAATCATCCTTCACACGATGACAGCTATAGTGGCTATGCGAAAGATGACAGTGCCGATCTTACCAATATGAGGGAAATTGAGACTCACTATGTCCGCGCTACCAGTAACGCACAATGCACTTCACTGGCTGAGGCTTTCCTTTCTAAAAAGCAGATGGATGCCGAAAAGGGCTCAGTAGTTCTTCCGTTCGTCCACTTTGGCCAGGAGATATACGACTATGTGAATATAGTGGATGCCAGAGCTGGCGATAGCAGAGCTGGGAATGTCGGATTCCTTGCCAGATTCTACAAGCCCGGCCAGTTCAATATGCAGTTAGGCTTCGGCAGGCTTCCTGTTGGAGTAGCACCGTTACAGAGGGTAGTTGCTGAGGCGTTAGGCGTTGACACAGGGGAACCAGGCGTTACTGCTGAGAGGCGTCTTACTGCACAGGATTTGGTGCCAGCCCTGTTAGAACTGCAAAGCTGGATATATGATATTCTGCTAGCACTAGAGGATAAGGCGGACATTGCTGCGGTGAATGACATCCTTCTCGACTTGTATGAGGACGCTTACTTTCGGAAACTCACCGCACTTAAAGCGGTTATTGATGATGCCGAGATAGTTACTACTGCTCAGATTCCCTCAGAGGCAGCCTGATGACAACGAGGGCTATTAAGGTCAAGGGTGAACAGGTAAGTTTTCTGGCTCATGCTGATTCGGCTGAACAACTGATTACTGGCGCCGTTACCGGGGAAACTGGAACGGCCGGCAGATTGAAGGTCAAGGACACTTATGTTTACTGGATTGACAATGCTGGTGATGAGAGGAGAAGGCAAGGGACTCTCACAGGCGAAACCAGAACAGCAGGGAGCATCACAGTTCATGGCGAAGACCTTTATTATGGGGATGATGATGGTGATGAGAGATATCTGCGGGCTATTGTAACACTAGAACTGGGGACACTGAAAGATAGCTGGATTTCAGACCAGTCTGAGAGTCAAAACTTTGGAACCGACATCGATATGTGGGTGCGGTGCTATCTTACGCACTCGTTTGGTGCTATGGCAGTTCTGGCTTTTGATGTTACTGCTTTGGCTGGCAAAACCATTAGCTCGGCAACTCTTCGGTTAGCTTTCTTTGCTAGTAGTGCTGAAGGCAGGACTCACTGGGTCTACAAACTTCTCCATAATGATTGGGTAGAAACTGAGATATCCTTTGATGAAAAGAAGAGCGGCACGACTTGGACAAGCGGAGATTTCAGTTCATCGGATTTTGAAACATCTAGCCCTGCTGGTGCTTCTGAGGTTGTTCCTGACCTTGTGACACATCCTTGGATTGAGTGGGATATTACGGCCATAGTCCAAGATGCTATAGACAATTCCATCAATGTAAATACAGTTGTGATGGGCGAGTCTCCCGTAACAGCCTATCCTACAGTTCGCTATGATAGCAAAGAAGCATCGGCTGAGGCTGACAGACCCAAATTAACAGTAGTATATGAAGATTGAAGGAGCATAGCGATGAAGCCATCTGAAAGGGACGACCTGATAAAAGAGACCCACCAAGCCTTGCTAGGGGTAAAAGGAACTGAGGACAAAGGATTGGTAGGTGACTTCAAGGAGCTTAAAGAAGTAGTCAAGCAAAACAGCCAGCATCTTGACGACCACTCTAAAAGGCTAACTGTTACCGAGACATTACAGAAAGAAAGAAACAAGCCGAGCAAGAAGGCACTAGGTGGCTACATCGGAGGTGCGATAGCGATAGCCGTAGCTTTGTGGAAGGCTTTTACTAATACCCCCTAGAAAGGCTGTGAGAAGCCACCAGGTCAACGAGACAGCGCCTTCATTCTTATATCAGTAGAATTGTATTAACCCCCCGTTAATTCGGGGGGTTTTCTTTGTTTATGGGATAAGTAGCATACTGCAAACTTTGTTTCGGCAAAGACTTGACAAATGCAAGCAAAGTGTTTTATACTGGCATTACTATGGTAATGGATGACAGAACACAAGAGATGATAAGGATGCGGTTGGATGGCAAGAGCCCTGCCAAGATAGCCAAGCACTTTGGCATATCCCGACAGAGGGTTGACCAGATATTAGCACCGTATCCCATAAGAAGGAAGTATGTCCTGAATGGGGCTGAGAAGCGACAGGGTGCCACTAGGGGGCGTGTTAAGGCCATCCTTGATAAGATAGTCCTGAAAGTAAAGAAGTCCGTGTGATTTTGATTTGAGGAGGTAGACAGGATGCCGAGTTTTTGCTGTAAACATTGTGGGATGATTAACAAGAAACCTAAGATAACATCTCGTGAAGTTTCTGAGGGGGCTTGGGCTTATCAATATGAGATTCAATGCCCTATTTGCTTGAATCATACAATTTTTACTCGTCCTGAACCATTCCCTACTGCTAAAAAGTGAATAGGCTTGCCAGTCACTCCGGGTGGTGACGCTCAGGGTGTCGTGAAGTAGGTGGCTCTTGTGAGCATGAGACTACTGACTGGTGAGACTTAATAGAAAGGAGGAGAACGATGCCGAAGCCAAAAGACTTTACTGAATCTGCCGTTAAATTAGTGAACCCGCCCGAGGTCAAGCAACTCCTTCAGCAGCTATCTGCTGAACAGGCTGAACTTGAGGTTGTGACAAAGGAAATGGAAGCCATTGTGCCTTCTGAGCTTATTGAGAAAGCATCCTTGCAATCCAAAAGAGTAGCTGACTTGCAGACGGCAATCAGAGAAGCGGTAGAGGAACACGGCAGTTACCAGGACACTGAGAATGAGAGATATGCCGTCAAGTATGCCCGCCGGTCCAAGGTCTACAACCTTATCCCCTTCAAGAAGAAGTTTCTTAAGTTCGTTGAACTCTGTGTCCAGGAAACCATTGATGTCCGGGCTCTTGAAGGCCAGATTAAGGGCAAGCTGATTACTGAAGCAGAACTGGAGAAGGCAAAGGTTCTTGAGTATTCAGAGAGCTTTGCCTTTTATGTTAGGTGAAGATATGAAAGCTAGCGATACAGTGATGACTCCAAAAGAAATAGGGAAGCGTTGGAATATACATCAACCCACATTAGTTCATGGTGGTTTAATAAATCCTCTTTTATTAGCTCAAGCAGAAATATCCTTCAAGGCAGGGATAAGGGAAGTGGTGGAGCCAAGTGATGAACTACTAGAAATTGGTCGCAAGGCTATTGAAGATGTCTTAATTGAATGGAGGGATAGTCGTCTATCTGAATTTACTAGAGGGAATGGATTAGTTATCCGAGAAAAAGATGGTCGAAATTCAACCATAATTAGATTCGGGCCAGAAACGGCATTAAAGATAGGGCTGAAGGCAATGAGGCAAGCCAAACTAAAAGAATGGGGGATTCAGAGTGCCACACTACCCTGAAGACCAGAGCGATAAGAACCTTGAGAACATCAGGCGGAACAACTACTGTGCCCAGTGTGGTCGGCGGCTTTATATCTACCTTGATATGAAAACGAAACGGAAATATGTAGCCTGCCCGACTCCCGGACACGAAGGAATAGCAAGGGAATATCAACCACAGGCTACAGACTATCAATCAAATATAAGGAGGGAAGTAGAATTGGAAAGACAACATGGAGCCGAAACAAGCAGAGCACTCGCCAGAATACCTAAGCAGGGACAACTCACTCAGGTCGATGCACAGCGTATCTTGAGTCTCGTCTACCCTGGCTGTCCGGAGGATGAGATTGTGAGGTGTGCTATCCTCTGCCGTGATTTTGGATTGCATCCTCTTATGAAGGAGGTTTTCCTCATACCCTTTGGCACAGGTGAAAAGAAAACCTGGGCTACAGTTCTCGGGATCAATGCCACTCGGAAGCTGATGGCACAGAGGGGGACTTATTCTTACATTGATGATACGCCGCGCCTAATGACTCCAGAGGAACAGGAGCGGATATTCGGTGAGGTCGATGCCAAGAATATAGTCGCTATCACCAAGCTACGAACAAAGGATGGTCTTGAAGCACCGGGCTACGGCAGATGGCCGAAGGACCAGAATCCTTATGGCATGGACAAGGGCAACACAAAGGCTAACATGGCTTTTATCAGGAGTGAACGCAATGCCTTTGGTCGCCTATCCCCCGATGCTTTACCGCCAGATGTGGAGATTATCGATGAAGCCTACGCCGAAGTGCCTCAGATTGGCAAGGTAGACCCTAAGACCGGGGAGATAGTCGAAGGCGAAGTAACTGAGGTAAAGGGTGAAACTGCTGAAGCAGCAGAGGCAGACCAGGAGATACCACAGGAGGCTGAGCCGACTGAGAAAGATGGCGCACCTGTTACTCCTGAACAGCTATCCCATATTGGTGAGCTTATGAAGGACAATGATATGGACTTGGCCGCCATTGGGAAGTATATGAACGCTGATAAGAAGTGGGATATCCGAAAGCTGGGCGACCTCGTGAACTGGCAGTATCTTGAACTGGTGCAGGCGTTCAAAAAGGGCAAGGCATAGTTTACCCCCTGATGACCGGGCAGGAGTTTATCATCGGCTCTCCTGCTCGGAGATGAGAGGATAAGCGGAATGAAAGAGACACCTATAATAATGTCAGGCAGTCACCCGAAGCTAATCCTTCAGGGGATTAAGACTATGACTAGGCGGACTGCGGGGCTGACCTATGTTAATGAAGACCCTGATAAATGGCAATTTCTCCGTGAAGATAATGGTATATATGCCTTCACATTAGACGGAAACAGAGCACAGACTGGCTGGACTTGCCCCTATGGTCAAGTAGGCGATAGGCTGTGGGTCAGGGAGACTTGGGCTACGGAGCGTAGGCTTGACCACTTATCACCTTCCCAGATAGGAGAGGCTGGTGATGTGCCTATTTGGTGGAAAGCCAGCTCACTTTGGGAAATGGCAAGCGTTAGCTTAATCAGAGGCAAATGGCGACCCTCAATCTTCATGCCACGCTGGGCTTCACGGATAACCCTTGAGATTACTGAGGTTAGAGCCGAGAGATTAAGAAGCATATCAGTCGCTGATGCCATAGCTGAGGGTGCTTACACTGTAAAGGAATTCATCATAATGTATCTAAAACTGAATAGATTGCCCGAAGATGCAGACCCTTGGAATTGGGCTATTAGCTTTGCGGCTATAGGAATAACATTGATGGAGGCTTGATGGCTAGACCACATAAGGCTACAGTGGACTACTTCCCCCACGACTGCGATGCCAGCGAAGGCAAGACGCTAACTATTCTCCAGTCCAAGTATGGGAATGATGGCTATGCCTTCTGGTTCAAGCTACTCCAGTTATTAGGCAAGTCCCCAGACCATTATTATGACTTCAATAAGCCTGCAAACTGGCAGTTTCTGTTAGCGAAAACTCACGTCAGCGAAGATACCGCTAACGATATCCTTTCAACACTCGCTGAACTTGATGCTATTGATAGAGACCTAGCTCAGAAGAAGATTATCTGGTGCCAGCACTTCGTTGATAACCTTGCCCTTGTCTATAGGCGTAGGGAAATGCACTTACCTATGAGACCGGGCAGTGAGCAGAAACCAACAGTAGATGCTGCATCTGGTGAGGACACTGGCCAAGAAAACCCAGAGCCGACTGATGACCTGAAGGTGGCCGGCATGATAAAATACTACGAGGAGAAACTGGGCAGGACTCTTACTCCTAGTAACCTTGACAGGCTAAAGGATTTCGCTGATACTTACCAGGATGGTTGGTTTGAGAAGGCCGTTGATGAGGCTGTAAAGAACAGCGCTAAAGCACCTATCAGTTACATTCAGAAGATACTGGAATCGTGGCACAAGGAAGGTGGGCCGAGTGACAAGCGACCAGGGGCTAGGGCACATAAAGGAAGTGCTCGGGAACTTAAAGACCGAAAGGATTACAAGACCCCCGATGAGCACAGAAAAAGAGGTTGACCGCTTTCAATCTATGCGTGTCAATCCCACTCACACCTTTAAGGCTTTCAAGGTTCTGAAGGGGACTGAGGATGCCTATAATGCCTTCAAGCATCTGGCTGAGGATGAAGACGCCAAGCCTCTCTTACTGTGCTACGGTGGCGTGGGGAATGGTAAGACTCATCTGTGTGAGGCTCTGGTTATGGCGTTGAATGATAGAGGTATCATCTGCCGGTATTACACAGTATCAGAACTGATGGACTTGCTCAAACGAGGCATAAATGATAAGGGCTGGCCTGACCCTGGCCAAATTGTGGAGAACTGGTCTGGAGCTAGTGGAAGCAAGGCGGGAGCTATTATACTGGATGATTTAGGTCTTGAGTATGGCACCGCCTGGGAATATAGCAAACTAGAGATGATAATTGATGGTAGATACAGGCGTAGGCTGATAACTGTCTTTACTAGCAATAAGGATTTAGACCAGTTGCCAGAGAGAATAGTCAGCAGATTTCTTGATAAGGCGGTTTCAGTGTGCGTTGTGAATCAAGGAGAGGACTACCGAAGGAGATAGATATGTGGAGACCAGACAACTGGAATAACATAAACCCTGAGTATGGTAAAAAGACTACAAATGACTACCTCGCTGCTATAAGTGACGCCTTTGAAGGTGGTGCTGATGCTATGTTGGAGGCACTCAGGGCTGAGGGGAGGCACTCCAGCAAACTTCCCTTTGAGTTTATTGTAAGCGTTCTTCCTACGGACAACGGTCGCCTAGTCTTTATCCCAGATGAGGAACAAGATGAGTCATCTCGATAAGTGTCCATATATGACGGAAAATAAGATAGGTTCCAATCAAAGTGCTTACAGTGCATCAGCCCTACTGCGTCATAGTGGTGCTCAGCCTCAGAGCCTTGATAGGCTGAATGGCATCAAGAATATATGTCTGGATTGCCCTCTTGATGAGTGCGTTTATATCAAAGCAAGGATAGGGGTGAAATAATGGACACGAGTGAAACCTATATCAAGATGTGCGATTGTGACGAGATACAATCTCAAAGGAAAAGGATTAGTGACTGGAATGGTAAACTCTGGATGTTTAATGAGGATGGGGATTTTGTAACAAATGCCAAGCTAGCAAAACTTGGCTCAGAAAGAGCTACTCGTGCTACTAATGGCAAAAATTCACCCAAGTTAGTCTGGCTCCCTCGGCAAGACCAGTTGCAGGAGATGGTAACAGATACCATTGATTGTCCTAGTCATTCATCTTGTGCTATTTTCATCAATGTTGGTCATAGAATACATCAATGGTGTGATGATGATTTTAACTATTGGATACAATTCACCTCGATGGAGCAACTCTGGCTTGCCTTCGTGATGAAGGAAAAGTATAACAAGCTATGGACTGGTGAGAAGTGGAACTAACGGAAGCACAGGTTAAGCAGGGAGTCGAGGAATATCTGCAGATTGCTATGAATCAGGGGAAGCTCTGGTATTGCCGATTAAATGCGGGGGACATCTATATTCCGAACAAGGATGGCTCTCACCGCTTATTCAAAGGTGTTAAGCCCGGCACGGCAGACCTGCTCGTTATCCAGGGTGGTCAAGTCGAGATGTCTTACGGTCTCCAGAAGAAAGTTCAAAGGTGTTATCCCGTTGCCCTAGTGACCTTCATAGAGTGCAAGTCAACAAAAGGGAGACTCAGGCAAGAGCAAGAAGAGTTCAAGGAAATGATTACCGAGTTCAACTGCCGATTTTGTCTGGTGAGGAGTGTGGATGAATTGATAGAGGTGCTTGAAAGAGAATGAGAAAACTATGGTTCATCTTCATTTGGTGTATTCTCGGTCCGTATGACTGGAGGGCTTTCTGGTGACATTAAAGAAACTAAAGGCACTGGCTGATGACAGAGACTTCAAGAAACTTCTGTTTGACGAGTGGCTTAAAATTCTGAGGGAGTTGATAGGTGAGTGAGCCACAGTTTGTAGATGGGAAAGTAGTAGGCCAGCTTGATAACGGCGTGTTCTTTCAGAGGATACAGCCCAGGCATATCTATCGGCGCTACAATGCCAAGGGCATAGACAAGCGCTTATACGACTCATTGAAGGGCAACTGCCGGGTCTGGCGCCTTGAGTTCGAGGATACGAAGAGAGTCATCCAGATTGCCTATGACCGGATAGAACTCTCTGGGTTCAGTGTTCACATAGGCACTGGGATACCAGACCAGATACTGGTTCCTCTCCATCTGTTTGATGAGGTCAAGCCAGTTGCACAAGCGAGAATGATATGACACAAGAGCAGTTAAAGATAGCAAAAGGAGAAGATAGAATGAAGCGGAAGAAGGGATTAAGCAAGGAAGTCAAGAGCCAACTGGGGAAGGATGTTCTCAGTGATAAGGAGTGGCAGAAACTACTGGATAGCCGAACTGTTAATGTGTCGGTCCCCGTTGGTTTTAAATAAATAACATAGTATGCCCCACAAAAGAGGAGGATTGTTGAGATGCTAGACCAAGACGGATACCCAGATGAGGCATCGCTGGCAGCTATTAAAGATTGGGATATTATAGAGCAGGGAATAGACGGGCTTTTGGATTTGATAACTGAAAACACTAACTGGGCAGACCGCCAAATAGATATTCGGGGCAAGAGGGTTCTCTATTTTGAGTATCATACTGGTGGCTGGTCAGGCAATGAAGATGTTATTGATTCCCTACACCACAATTTCATGTTCTGGTCAATGTTTTGGGTGAAATCGACTAGGGGTGGACATTACTACTTCAAGATTAAGCGTCAGAAATGGTATGGCAAAAGCAGAATAACATAGTGCCTATGGAGGGATTGAGATGAGAATAGATAAAGCAATCGAAGTCCTCGAAGAACTACCTCGCCACTATTAGCCTTCTGACCAAGGGGACATAATAGGTGCCCTCAAACTAGGGATAGAAGCCCTAGAACTCGTTGATAATCTGCGCTTTGAGGGGACTCATTACTACCCGAAGCTATTGGAAGGTGAGACCGAATAACCCAGTAAGATAAAAGGAGGGGGAAGATGGGCAGGTATAGTAAAGGGCAAAGTTATGGACACAAATGCCGACAGTTAGATGTTGGTTGTTATGAGATAAGCTGGGTGGTCGATTATTATTATACGTTTCGTAGATTGCGCTACCCCAGATATTTTAGTCGTATCACTGATAGCGATGGAGCAACAAGGTTCCGCAGAAAGTGGGCGATAACATAGTCCCCTGTAAGGAGGTAGGACAATGAGTGAATTGACACCAGAGGAGATAATAGTTAATCACAGGATAATACGAGAGTGGCATAGAGGCAAGGCTGCAGACAGATTCAGGTGTAGCTATTGGGACTGCCCAAAGTGGATAGAAGAGGGCGATGAATACTACGCTGATTATGATGATGAGCAAGAACCTTATTGCCTCAGTTGTTCTGCGACCTTTATGATGTACTCCTCCAACGAGATGTTCAAAGTCCAGCAGAAGAGTAGACGTGAGTTGAGGGATAGGCTGAAACGGTTTGAGGAAGTTGTCAAGTCAAACTACAACTGTTGCTTCGCTTGCCCCTCTTGGGAAGTCGAAAAGGCACGAAAGGATATTCTAGCCCTATTTGAGGAGGTAGGACAATGAGTGAATTGACCACAGAGGAAATACAGAATGTCTGGGACGAACTAGAAAAGACCAGGCTAGAGCATCCCGATTTTGATAAGCCTGATTTCCAATTCTTTGACCCCATAGAATACGCCAAGGCAATAGCCAAAGCAGCCGTAGCCAAAGCCCAACAGAAGAGTAGACCCGATAAAGAGAAGATATATGACATACTTACTGACTTGAGGCAGCGGGTCGAGCTTGAAGACGCTGACTTCCACTATGACGCCGTGCTAGAAGCTAGGGACCAACTCCTAGCCCTATTTGAGGAGGTAAACGATGAGTGAGTTGAGGGAAACTGTTAAGCTATTTGCCGATGAAATGGAACGAGTGCTGCAAAAGAATGACCACAAAGGTGGATGGGGCAAAGACAATTGTAGCATTGAGTATCTTGAGTCAAGGTTGATAGAGGAGATTGGGGAATACTTTGGCGATAAGGCAAACCAAGCCTACGAGCCTGAAGAATTAGTAGATATTGCTAACTTCGCAATGATGATATGGGACAGAAAGGGGAGTTAGGAGAAGTCAATGAATGAGTTAAGAGAAGCTTTAGCAGAACTTGAACACGAACAGTGGATGAAGTGGGCAAAGAATCTGATGGAACGAGAAAACCTCAGCCCCGATAGGATTCAACGCTGGGAGCAGTTGATGATACCCTACTCGCAATTAACCGAGGAACAGAAAGACCAAGACCGAGTATGGGCAGACAAATCCCTAGCCCTCTATACTGAACAGATTGATGCTATGATACAGGAAGCCAAGAGGACAGCTAGGAAGCAGGAAAGGGAGAGGATAAGCAGTTTGATAGTGGATGACTGCGATGAAATAAGAGACCCTGAAACCAACGAGCTTATCTATTATGCGATTAAACCTGGAGACGTGAAAGCCCTGAAGGAAGAGCAAGAAAATGGCAGCTAGGCAGAACCCTTGTCCGGTGCCCGGGTGCCAACGCAATCTGGCACTAACATCGCCATATAAAGTCTGTGCTGTCCATACTGACCTGTTTGAAGGGATAAGCTACTATCTGAAACAAGCACAGAAGGAAATGACACAGGCGCAAAGGAGACAACAGATCAAGGGTGCTCGGACTGGGGAGCGAGTGAGTCCAAGTGGGCTTATCTTACCGGCAGGATATTGATATGACAGCAGATGAGGTTAAAGCATTTGTGCTTTGCTACTTGCGATTTAAGCGTGGTTTCTCAGTCGTAGCTACTGAGTATAACTATGGTGCATCTGATATCATCGGCATTGATAAGGCTCGTTGCTATATATGGGACATCGAGGTTAAAGTTTCGCTTGCCGATATGAAAAGAGAGAGAACTAAGCATAAGCACAGTCTGTTCAGGCACAATGATGCAAGGGTAAACTTTTTCTCTTTTGCTGTCCCTTTTACTATTGAGGAAAAGGCTCTTGACCTATGCAGGGAATCTTTCCCTTACGCTGGTCTTATTGTAGTAGATGACATCGAGGCCTATCTGTTTAATCACTCACGGCCTTATGGGAACATTCAGCCTGTTAGAGTGGCAAGAAAACCAATGCAGAAGTTCCAGATTAGCTTGCATTTCACGAGTGTAGAGCAAATGTATAGAGACATAGCGGTAGGTGCCTGTAATAGTCTTTGCTCAAAGGCCTATGAATTAGTTAGAATGAAGAGGATATAAACCAATGAGGCGAGCCTTGCCTATTTGGTATTGCCTACCAGAAATAACAAAGGAGAAGCTGGCACGGATGGATGATGCTTTGACTATACCGCCTCCACAGTGGGTTGACTGGCTTCCAGAAGAGAGCCAACGGGTCCAGACTATACTTGATGATGTGGACTATGATAAGTTTATGAGACAGGCACGCAGTAGGTGAAGTGATGGAGATAAAGTTCAAGAGAGATACCAGTTTTAGGAAGCAGTTCTTCGTGCCTGATAGCTTTGCTCACCCTGCGAAGTTAGATGCACAGCTTCTTATCTGGATTGTGGAGCGATACACAGAGGCTGGGGAAGTTATCCTAGACCCAATGGCAGGAAGCGGGACTATGATGCTAGCCTGCACTCTCGGCCGTAATGTAGTCCTAGTAGAACTTGAGGATAAGTTCTGCAAGATGATGCACGATAACTGGGTGAAGGTGAAGATGCGACCGCAACTAGGCTCTACTATGGGTGACTGCCGAATAATACAGGCTGATGCTCGAGGCCTCGAGGGCTTGTTTGATAGCGCGATATTCAGTCCGCCTTTTGGGGAAGCGATGTCTGGCGGTGGAATAGCTAGATATGGACACTTTCAGGATCCAGAATTAGCACAGAGAGCCTATAGTGCCGAGAATATGAACATCAAAAAGCAGATCAAGAGAGTAGAAGATGGTAAGGCTAAAATGAAACGTCCTGATGTTTTTACCAGCGAGGGCAATAAAGCAGCTAAGGGATTCTTTGAGGGTAATTACTCTCGAGACCCGTCAAACATCGGCAACCTTCCTTATGGGGAGATAGATAAGATAGTTACTAGCCCGCCTTACGAAGGCACAGAGGCTCGGGACAGGTCACAGGAGACTTCCTACATAGAGGATAGAGAGAGAGTCCATGCCGGCGGAAGTATCATTATAGGTAAGGGATACCAAGCTAGGGCTGATAATATCGGGAACCTGAAATCAGTCTCCTACCTAGAAGCTATGCTCCAAGTCTATCAGCAGTGCCACAACGTCCTGAAGCCTCAAGGTCTGATGATACTGGTGACCAAGAACTTCATACGCAAAAAGCAGATAGTTTGGCTGGATGAGGATACCATCAAGCTATGCGAACAAGCAGGGTTCAGCTATCTTGAGAGGCACTACCGCAAACTACCAGCTCAATCATTTTGGAGAACCATTTATCACCAAAAGTATCCCGATGTTGAGAAAATAGAGCATGAGGATGTGCTAGTTTTCAGGAAGTAGCATGACAAAAGACTGGTATTCGCCCCACGCAGTAACACGGTTCAGCAGAGTCCAGGTCAAGTGGCTCCTGCCACTACTGCCCCTTCTGCGCGGTGGTGCCTATCCGCCCAATCCTAAAGACTCTGGCTACACGGATAGAGGTATCAAGTCCAGGCAGTTCAAGGCTGGTGCCAAGTGGGAAATGGCAGCGGGAATTGCTGCTGAGGTTGATGTCCGCATACAGAGGGCCGGCGTAGATGGGCTCATGCTCGAGTTCCTTTACGGCTTTGAACCAGATGATGAGCTGTTTGTGATAGAGCACATAGCACAGTGTTTGAACTTGGAGAGAAAAGAAGTCACACAGCGGGTCCGAAACGCACTTTACTTTGTTTCTGGTCGGGACCGGAAGAAAACCAGCTATGCGCAATACATCAAAGACAATCCCCGGTATCTGAAGATTAAATGAATGAAGCGGATATAATAAAGTTAGTTACATTAGCGTATTGGAGATACGATAGGCAACACATTACAGGTGCAATAGAGTGTGGTGGTGCTGATGTTAAGACTATCAGCAAGAGCTTACTAATTGCTGAGTCAGAAGTAAAGGTTAGCATAGCCGATATGAGGCGTGAATATAAAGCCAAAAGATATAAACATCAGCTTATGTTCGGGGAAGGTTTTAACCGTAGACCAAATGTAAATTACTTTTACTTTGTAGTGCCAGAAAGGTTAAAGCGCAAGGCGTTGGAGGTCATTAGCGAACTTTTTCCGTATGCTGGATTGCTTGTGTGTAGAGACAATATAAAGAACATATACGGTTATTATGGCGAGCCATCGAATATCTATAGTGTCAAGCCAGCCAAGCGTATGGAGAGACCCAAGCCATTGATAGATGAGATACTTCGTATGGGTTCTGCCGCTAGTAATACAGCTATGAGATATGGCAATAAGTTATTAGAGGCGATTGTTGACATAGAGAGAGGCTAGGCATGGCTTACAAGGTAGTTTACCATTGACCTAGCCTCTACCGCTGTCAGATTTGGCTCTCAGTGCGTCAGATTTAGACTTTCTCGTATTGATAGACTCCCTTGATATGGGCGTTGAAGTATTTACCTTTTGACCCAGCATCCAAGAAGTCCTGATAGACCTCTTCCGGGACGTTTGAGTAAGCATAGACGCTGCCACTGTTGAATTGAACCATCAACTGACTGGCTTCTTTGATGTAGGCTATCGCGGCTATGTTCGAGGACTCTACCTCTGTCCATTCTATCGCCATTCTAGCTACCTCCTTTCTTTTCAATACAATAGATACAGAACGAAGACAGCGAAGGGTCAGCTAGGAAGTTATATTTGTGAGAGAAGAGTCTCAGCAATCCGCTCTTGGGTAGACAGTCAATAGACCAATCCCGCGGTGGCAGCGTCTCGGGGATGCCCTCATTCTTTGCACTCCATCTATAGCCGTAGCCACCTATACCATCAAAGTGAAGCACATCACTGCCTCCAGCTAGCCGGCAAACACCTTCACCATCACGGACAGCTACGAAGTCCATTTGTCTGTAACCGCTATCGTGCAGACCATCTACTTCCCAAACCTCAGGTGGTTTTAACCATGAGAAGCGCCTTGATAGCCAAGTCCTCAAATGAAACATGAATAGCGAAGCCTGAGATACATTCGCTGGCATCATAATCAAGCTGTCGAACTCGCCGATATCCTCGTCCCACTTCCTCCCGGGTAGTGCTTCTAATTGCTCTCGAGTCATTTTGTTTATGTCCATGATTCACCTCTCTTTCTTTTGTTTCGTGATGTATACCCGGTTGCAATAGGGGCACAGCGCCCTGTCAAATGCCGGGAACGCTGACACATGGTTTCTCTTGTTAGGGCAGAGATGTGCTTCCATTCAACAGTTCCTTTATCTTGATATTTCCCCGGCGTTTCGCCAGCAGAGCCAGATAGTTGAACACTGCTCCTGCCTTGCCAGTGATTACAAATCCTTTCATGGGTTGGTCTCCTGAGCCCTCAGTTCCCACAAAGCCCAGAATAGAGCCGATTCAAAATCCCGAAGTCCATCCTTGATATACTGCTCAAGCCATTTGTCAAACAGGTATCTGATGGCGGATATTCTATCATGGGTTAGATGCCCCATAAGGTATGTTACCGCTACTTCCCAGGCATACTTGAAGAGGTTATTCAGGTCTATGGGCGGGAATGACTCTTCACTTACACCATCAGGAGACACATAATATGTCGTGATTAGATTGCTACCAAAGAATGAACTATAACTAGCCTCTCGCCTAATATGCCACCCACACCACTCCCAGAACTCTTTAATCTGTTCTTCCGTTGGTTTGTTCATCGATTGATCCTCACGATTTCCCTGACTATTCCCCGGTCTTTCTTTTCCCCCGCCTGGACTTGTGCTTGTAGCTTGCCGCAGACTCTCAGCTCGATACTGAGGCTGTCAACATAAGCTTGGGTGTAGTCGTTGCGGTGCTGCCTAAACCAGTCCCAGCCACATAGAGGTTGATTCATAGTTACCCCCTTTCGTTAGTCCTGTTTCGTGGTTACGTATGTTTTGCCCTTATCCCTAGCCCTGGCGTTCCGTGACCTCATGGTAGAACGCTTAATGTCGAATCTAGTCCCGCCAGTCTGCCGGGCTTTCTTCCCTGTGGTTATGGACATGATTCAGTTCCTCCTGTCTGCTAATCTCCTCTAAGCTCGCCATACTCCAAAGCGTAGTCAAGCCCTAGCCAGAACCCTTCAGCAAAAGAGCCCCCCATGATAGCTACTACTGAGCAGTGGTCCGCTAGAGGGGCTTTTGCCTTACCATAACCCACAATGAATTTGTCGAACGCCTCCCTTAAATTCTCAGGCATAGTGAGCATACAATTCTCAGGGCTATTCTGGTCCAGGAGTTTAGTCAACCTTTCCTGTAGTTCCTCTGGTTCCATAGTATTCCCTCTCCTTTCGTTTTATTCCAATGCCTTGCTGATAGCCTCTTCCTTTGTCCAGTCGGGATGCAGGTTCATAAAGTAGCAGGCTTCCCAGGCTATGATTCTAGCTTGTGCAACTGTATATTCCAAGTCTCGCATCTGGTCGAAGACCTCAATAAACTTCGGGTCACTGCGCCCTGCCTGTGTATTACGCTTTGCTTTCTGTTGATAGTATCCCATGTTTCTGATCCCCTCACTCCCGGGCTGGAACCTCAACTCCAGCCCGGTTGGTCAAGAGATTAGCTGACCGATAAGTGATGTTCGGCTAATACATTCTCAAGTTCAGACTCGAAGCGCTCATGGGGTAGGCGCATATCTTTACTGGAAATCCAGTTAAGATGCTTACCAGTGGTAACAGTCCAGACATTCTCACAACATCTTAGGCTGTGGCCTAGTTCAGCAAAGGCTATGACAGTATCATAACTGAAATACAGGGTCAGCGTGCCTATACTGACAGCCATGGAGTGACCGCCATAGTTGTCTGACTTGTAATGTCCGTAGTTCCACTTCCTAATAGCGGTAGTCATCGGCTTCCCTCCTTTCTTTATTATTTATTCCTTCGGGAACTGGGCGTTGTGCAATGCTTTACTGTCCAGCTCAAGCCGTTGCAGTTCCGGTATTATGTTGTTGAGGCGGCGACTTACGCTGTCCAGTTCCCCGATTAGCCTGGCCACTTTGCGAGTAGTCGGGGACATTGACCTTAGAGTTTTCTTTCGGTATGCCATAAACTACCCTCCCTTCTTGTTATTTCCCGGCTAACCTGCCGGCCAGAATCGGGGAGCTGCCCCCGACTCTCGTTGATAGGTTAGCTGTCGATATACTCAATGTGGGTTGTTGGGGTGTGGCAGTCTGGGCAAGGTCGCCCACTGTCCTCGCCTAGTGGTATCAGGAAGATGATTTCCTTTTGGCACTCTGGGCAATAGCACTTCTGACTCCTCATATCTACTCTCCTTTGACCTTAATAACCATACTATAACCTATCCCCTTGCATTTGTCAAGTCCCTGACTGCACTCATTTTAAGACTGCCACTCAAATACTTTCTAGCCTCAATAACCTTAGTGCTATCACCGCCAATTACCCAGCTCCAAGAATACCCCTGCCCCTACGCCTATTACCCAGGGTATAAAATGACTTGACAAAACCCACTGAACTCTGCTATCCTTCCCTCTTAGCCGTGCCACTGTCACCAAAGACAGGTCTACAGCATGGCTAATGTCGCTGACTTATTAAGTCAGACCTCCTTTCTATATGCCCCGGGTTTACGGCGCCCGGGGCTCGTTAATTCTACTGCTGGTGTCTCTATAAACTATCGGGCGAGTCTTAGGCCGCAGAGGGAAGAAGCTCCGAGCCAGCAGACTTTTTTAATCCCTCAGCCCAGCTACCCGAAAGGGCAAGGAAGAGTGTGCTAACGACTTTTGATAGGCTCACTTGGCTACTGGCCGGGCTTTTCACTTGCTGACTTTTGTGGATTATCTGGGCGTGTTAAGGCTACCAACTTAACCCTTCTAAAAGCACGCCTGAAGGCTATTTACCTGTGAGGCTTAAATCGTGTCAAAAAAAGCAGAAGTAACTAACGCTCATACTCAGTTGATACTCGATGATAGTGCGGCTCACTGTGCTAAGATACTCAGTGACCATGCTAAAGGTCAGAGACAAAAGCTATCCATTACTCGTCAACGTGCCTGTGAGTATGTCATAGACCATGCTATCGGGAAGGCACGCCAGAAGATACAGCTCTCCGGTGGTATCATGACCTATGGTGAGCTGGCCAAGAGCGCCGAGAGTCTTGAGACAAAGCCACGTCCTATCCTCGCAGACGCGGAAGAGATAGCTAACAAGCACACACCGGAGCCGATAGAGAACGACGCTACAAAGGAAGAGGACTCAGAGCCGTAGCTACCGCTGTCGTGCCAGGCGTTCTATGTAGTCCTTGCTCCTGCCCATCAAGACTGACGCTTCAGATGGAGTGAACCCTAGTGACCTAGCCAAGTGGTAATGGCTCATCATTCTCTCGGCCTTCCTCTTCTTGAGGTCAATGGCCTTAGCCTTTAGTTTCTCAAGTTCTCTCCGGTCAAAGTCCTCAATCTCCTGCTGTAGTTCTGGCATATTGAAACCTCCTACATCAGTCTATCATACCTTACTTTGTTTTGAAAGGTCTTGAGGTTATCGTTGACATACTGTCATCAATAACCCTACAAGCAACGAGGTTTCTGCTAACATAATGACAACAGTAATACCTCAAGCTAGTGGAGTTACTGTTAACGGTATGTAAGCAACAACGACATACTATACTATACTATACTATATAAGATAAGAGGATACTATAACAGCAGCAGTTAATGTTTCCGTTAACAGAAAAGAAAACACCGGGGAGATAGGTCACTGACTAACCCCTGGCACCGGCACCCATACCGTCCCTGCCTCTATAGCTTCTTGATAGAGGGGGGAGTGCTTATTATCACGAGACCCTGACATATGATAGCCTCACGAAAACAATTTGTTAATTTAGGTAGTCTCAGAAAGGAGACATTTAGTGCTTAAGCTCATAGCCTTCGCCAAATGGTATTTACCGCAGGCGTTGCTTTTAGATATGAGGTTTAACTGATGAAGAACAGTTTTCTGACGCCATTAATTGTAGAGGTCTTACCGACTGGGAAGAGGTTTCGGTTACACTTTGCGTTTACTTATCTTTGGAAGCCAGATACCATTCCGTTCCGTCTTCCCGCTGGTTTCGAGACGGACTTTGCTTCCATCCCCAGATTTTTTAGAATTATTATCCCTAAGCTGGGCAGATGGAATAAGGCAGCGGTCATTCACGATTACATTTACCAGAGCAGTGTGATTCAGCTTATGCGGTCTGATGCTGATATAATCTTCCTTGACGCGATGACAGATTTAGGTGTGGCGAAGTGGAAGCGTTATGTAATGTATTGGGCCGTCAGAGGTTTTGGCTGGATGGCCTGGAGGAAAAGATGATGGGAGAATGGTTAGCGGCGTTTCTGGCGATAATAGCGATTCTGCTCTGTGGATACGCCCTGCTGAGGAACAGATAAAGGAGGCTTAATGCCCATTTACGAATACCAGTGTCCCCAAGGCCACAAGCATGAACGCCTCAGACCTATGTCCGAATCCTCACTGGTCAGTGTCTGTCGTGTTTGTGGACACTTGGCACAAAGGATAATGTCACTCACTCACTGGTTTATGGGATACGAGTTCCTTAAGTCGAAGTCGGAGAAATCCCCGCCAGCCCCTACCGACTCTGGTTATTACCCCGAGTGGGATGAGGCTTACGCCCCGCAGTGAATTATTATGGCAACAAGTGAATTGGTAAGAACGCCTGAAATGGATCGCAAGATCCGGGAGAAGGCGTTAATCTATCCCGACTGGTGGATTGAAACTGTCCTCGGCGGTAGTCTCTGGCTCATGCAGAAGGCTATCGCTCAGTCCACTTTCTATTACCCCAGAACAACTGTCAGAAGCTGTGAGGCGTCAGGGAAGACCTATGATGCTGCCAGAATAGTCCTCGCCTTCCTCTATAACTTTCCGCCTGCTACCGTCATTACTACAGCGCCTACTAATCGGCAGGTCGAGGATGTCCTCTGGCGTGAGATTAGAACTGCCCATGCCGGGTCAAAAATGGCACTTGAGGGGAACTTAACACGGAAGTCCCTGGAAATATCGGACGACTGGTTCGCTGTTGGCTTCGCTACCGATGAGCCAGAACGGATGCTCGGATACCATAATGTCAATGTGCTGGTGGTCGGTGATGATGCCGCTGGCCTCTCAAACGATATCTTCGGCGCAATCGAGAATCCACTCTCTACCGGGAATACCCATGAACTATTGTTGTCCAACCCTACGCAGTCCGTAGGAGCGTTCAGGGATACCTTTAACTCCGACCTCTATAAGAAATACCATATCTCTGCCTTCGATACCCCTAACCTAGCATCCTTCGGCATTACGCAGCACGATATTGAGTCAGGGGAATGGGAAAAGAGGTGGAACGGCCAGCCACTACCGTATCCCCAGTTAATGAGCCCCGCTAAAGTATCGGAGCGATATAAGAACTGGGGCAAGGGTTCTTACCTCTATGTGGTGTTTATCCTCGGCGACTTCCCGGATGCCGGCGTAAATAACCTGTGCCGGCTTTCCGATATCGAGTCCGCTATGTCGCGGGAGCTTGATAAGAAGGACTACGAGAAGCACATGAGGATTGCTGCCCTCGATGTCGCCCGATACGGGGACGATGAGTGCTGCTTCGCTGTCAGACAGGGTAAAAAAGTCCTCGATACTGTTACCTGGGGACACCAAGAATCGACTTATACCGCAGGCAGAACGGGACGGCTCATCAAGGAATATAGGCCGGTTAGAACTTATGTCGATGTGGTTGGTCTGGGTGCCGGGGTCTACGATATTCTAAAAAAGGAAATCGGCGGAGAGTTCAGGATTGTAGAGTTCGACTCGGGTAAAGAAGCCCTAGACAAAGAGCGATACCTTAACCGCAGAGCCGAAGGATGGTGGGAGTTCAGTAGGAAACTCGCAGACGGCGAACTGGATTTGCCCTCAAGCGATAAGACAAAGGCTCAGTTATCCGATATCAGATATACCTACAATACCAAGAGTCAATTCCAGATAGAAAGCAAGGAAGACGCTAAAGCGCGGGGCAGTAAATCCCCCGATGTCGGTGATGCCATTATGATGACTTTTAATCGTATGCAAGGCCGAGGTGCCCCGAGAGTTCACACATACTAACGAGGAGTAAAGCATGGCAGTAGAATCTAACCTGCAATTAGTCATTGACAAAAAAGCGGATATGGGCGACCTGTTCAAGCGGATGGATGAGGACAAGAAGCTCGCTATCCTTGACCCGTTTGAAATGACAAACCAGCAAGGCCAGAAGACTCCCGATGTTATCAATGTCACAATGAATGAGGCAAAGGTCTTCGCTGACCGCTGTGGTGCCATAATGAACGGCGCTAATATGCAGAGGATTGTCTTCGGCAAAGGTCTTTCAGATAATGATACCACCACCATCGAAGGGTTCTACTACGATATCTATTACGCCAATGACCTCATGCTGGCCAACGCCATCTTCATCAGCCTATACGGATTCCTTATCGAACAGATACTCCATAGGGGCGCGATAGGAGCCAGAATACTAATCAGGGAACAGGGTGATAGATTTATCCCCGAGATATTCCCTATTGATACCAGATACTTTATGTATGAAACTGATTCCACCGGGCTGATATGGGCAGCCCCTCAAATCACCAGGACTAAAGCCCAGATAGAACGGGACTACGGAATTGTCATTAGAGGGGGTAAGACTGCCGTAGTTACCGACTTCTGGGATGATACCGTCAACGAAATCTACATAGACCAGCAGCTGTATAAGGGCGGGTCTCAAACTAACAATGCTGGGAAGTATATTGAGAGACCAACAGAACACGGCTTAGGTTATCCGCCTTTCATATTCCAGAAATCAGGCACGGGACTCCAGAGTTTTATGGATGCCGGGATACTAAAGTATCAGGGCGAGAGTATTTTCGCTCCCAACAGGGGACTCATTCCAGAACTCAACCGGGCGGCTTCTATTATGATGACCCTTACCGATATGAGCTTCGAGGGCGCTCTGACTCTCCATAGGGAAGAACCGGATACAGGCGACAAACCCGAAAGCCCTTATGGCCGTAGAAAAGTTACTGAGCTTGGTGTAACCGAAACATACGCAGCCGTTCCCATCAGCGATGCCAAGAACTCTGCTAGGTTAATTCTAAATATGATAGCGGGGGCTCTCCAGCGCGGCGGTTTGCCGACTATCGACTACGGCACCCTTTCCTTTCCATTGAGTGCTGTGGCTATCTCCAAGCTGACCGCTTCTAAGGATGCCATATTTATCCCGAGACTCCATGCTATGAGCCTCTTCTACCGGGCGGCGTCCCAGATGATTAAGAATCAGTATGTCCAGGGCGGTTATCAGGTCGAGATTGGCGAAGAGGGATACGAAAGGGAATACTCCGTTTCGGATATCGATAAGAAGTTTGCTACCAAATATGAGTTCCACTCCACTTCTCCTGAACAGGACATAGCCAACTACGCCATTGGCCAGCAGGCCATAGCAATCGGTATGTCGAGGCATACTGTGTTTACCGATGTCCTAAAGGTGAAAGACCCTACTGGGGAAATAATGAAAGCCCGAGCTGAAAAGGCTGAACAGGGCGATATTGCCCAGACGCTTTACCTTGTTGGGCATCAGCAGATTGATGATGGTAAGGATTTCCTTGCCAGGATGACTCTTCAGCAGCTTGAGATGGTGCTGCGAGCCAGGGCTATGGGTGGCACGATGGGATTGGAACCAGCAAAGGGGGGCATCGCTGCAGGGCAAATGGTTAAGCCGATGGTTCCGTTGATGGATCAGGAAGGTGGCGGTGCTGGCAGACCACCTCCTGAAGAAGAAACGATGGAGCCAGAAGAAGCAGAGCGAAGAACTGAACGGCGTGAAGAAACTGTAACACGAAGCAGAGCGGAGGAAAGCTAATGCCTAAACTTACCCATGAGGAGTTTGACCGTAGGGTAACAGAAGCTATGAAAGGTGGAACGGCTCAAGGAAGACAGAGGTTTTCCCCAAGTGTTGAGAGAATGAGGCAGACTGCCAGAAGACCTGCCTCTAGAAGACCGCAATTACCTATGGCCAGGAGACCCAAACCTATTCAGGCAAGGTGATAGAGTGACGATTGATGTCGGAATAACAACAGGATATTGGCGACGAGACCCAGTGACAGGCGAAAGGACATGGATTGAAGGCCACTATCCGCCAAAGAAGCCGAGACTGCCAAAGGAAGAGGAAGGTGTCATCCCTGAAGAAGAGGAACCTGTTGTCCCAGAGATTGAGGAAGCTCCTCTGTTGGAGATTGAAGAACCCCTCTTCCCAGAGGTTCCTGTATTTGAATTGGAAGAGATAGCTGGTCAGTATGATGTGTCCGCTGAGAGATTCATTAGACAGGAGCAGTTATCTCAACTCGCTTTGCCCCCAGAGGAAAGAATCGAGGGCTGGAATATACCCTTTGAGCAGTATCTAAGCTGGGAACAGGCCAGATGGCTTGGGTTCGATGTTCCTGAAGGTTCTCTGGTTCTGGTGACACCTATGGCTGAAGGCGAACCAGCCTTCTTCTTGATTGCCCAACCAGCAGAAATACAGGTTTCGCCCCTTAGCGATGACCAGAAATTACTTTATGCCGAATATCAGAGAACAGGCGGGACGCTTGATGTAAACGCTTGGATTCTTGCGGGAACCCCGCTTAGACCTTCCTCGGAATATGAGGATACTCTCGCTGTGGTCTATCCCGAAATGTTTGACCCGACTGGCAGCTACGGATTTACGCTGGACGAAATACCGGTTATGGTTTTCAATCGCCTTCGTGATTGGGCGACTGAGGACTACGGTGGCTTCGTTGAGAACCTGTTTGAACGAGTTGGTGTAGAAGAGGGTGAGAATGTTCTCCGACTTCTGGGCGTTACTGAGGAGTATATTCTGCTGGCACTTGGCCATGAGGAGCAAGAAGCTCGGATAAATACTATCATCAGTGAGGTCTTCCCAGACTTCGATAACATTGAGGACTTTACCCGGTTGCTGGAAGACCGTTGGGACCTGTTTATTGAGACAATAGAGACTGGTGGCGGTAGCACCAAGAAACGGCGATTGCTCGAACTTATGGGATATAGCCCGGAAGACATTAACCAGATGTTCAGCAGGGCAAGGGTTCTTGTCGATATCGATGGTGTCAGTAGATTGGCTATCATCGATATTCCTAATCAAGCTGCCTACGATAAGGGCGGGAATTACCTCGGGACATATAATCCTGTCACACAGGAGTTCACCAAGGAGCCAGAGCAGAGTAGACTAAAGGATTTCTGGGACTGGTTTTCATTCCAGTCAAGAACCTACTGGGAACTTGGTGAGAACTTTATGCTGTCAGTATTGCCGGAGATAATCTATCCCGAGATGCCAGAAGGGTATCTGGGCGGTTTGGGCGATTTTCTGAATGAAACCAATCGCCAGATGAGGGAAAACTTCAGGTGGCTTTTCGCTGAGAATAAGAGGGAGCAGGAAGAATGGGTGAGGAAACACCCTGAGATGGTGGCTCCTATCGAATATCAGGAAGGAGCCTTTCAGCACCCTGAACTGCTGCAAGACCCTATGTATTATGTCTATGAACTGGCAAACATTCTTCCGTTCATACTTGCTGCTGCTGTTGGAACTCTAGCAACTGGCGGTGTCGGTTGGCCTGCCATATTTGCAACAGCATCCATAATGACTCCGATCGAAGGCCAGGCCGTATATGAGGACTTGATAAACGCTGGTGCCCCTAGAGATAAAGCAGCGCAACTGGCTCTTATTGCTGGTGGGATTATGGGCCTGCTGGAAAGTGCTGGCAGAATACCGCTTCTCAAGCAGATTAGTCCGTTGCTGTTCGGGCAGTTCAAACGCAGAGCTATTTCTGAATTGGCCAAGAAGTCCCTGCTTGAAACTATCAAGAGATTCGGCAGGGATTTTACGATTAGCCAATTTTCTGAGGTGGTAACGGAGGTTGCCCAGGAAATAGTCAGTAATGTGGCTGTCAGTTTCTACGATGAGAACAGGAGTATTATAGAGAATGTCCCAGACATAGCCGTTAAGACTGCTGTGGCTACTCTTGGACCTTCGCTGTTTGGCGCTGGCGTGTCCGTGAGAATGGTTAGACCATCACAGACTGCGGGATTGACTGATGCCCAGATGACAGCGAAGGGTTGGCTCAAAGACCTGCAAAGCGGTAAGTGGTTTGAAGTCCTCAAGGGCGAAGAGGGATTTGTCCGATTGCCCGGGGAGCCTGAAGAGGTAGGTAGGGCTGAGAGGGAAAGACTGGAAATTGTGAGGGAAGATAAAGCTCGTGTGGCAAGGGAAATTGAGGAAGGAACGATAGAAAGGGCTGTTGGTAATAAGCAAATTGAATCTCTAAATATCGAGATAGCTAATCTTGAGAAGCAACTGGAGGCTCTCACTAAAATCCCGCTACCCGAACCTGCTATGCCCGAACCTGGATTACAGCCTTCAATGTTTGGCGAGCCTACGATAGAAGTCAGACCGCCACCCAGAGCGGAGATAGTCCAGATTTCTATGGATGAACAACTAAAGTTAGAGCAGGCCAGGCGAGCCGAAGCAGAGATGCCACCACTCACAGCCGAAGCGATACAGGCTTTTGAGTTAGAGGCGGAGATAGAGGGGTTGAGGGTAACTCTGGAGGCTGACCGTGTTGCTCAATACAGGTTTGAGCAGACAGTAACTAGAAAGGTCAAGCAACCCGATGGCACATATAAGCTGATTCAGACAACACGGAAGGTTGGGCTTGAGAGTTTAATCTCTATCCGTGAGCAAGCCTTCCCCGAATACTTCACTGTAAAGCAAGCTCAGATGCTTAATCCTGAAAAAGCCTTTGAGACATATACACAACCGGGCACTCGCCAGTATAACAAAGTCCCCAGAGATGTTGTCCTTGACCAGCTTACTAAAGAGTTCAATATGACCCCCGATGAGATTGCCGATAGAGTAATGGCAATACGGCGCGAGAGGGCAAGGATTAAAGAAGCGGAGACCCAGATTGGCAGAACCTTTACCGAAAAGCCTCTTACTCGAAGAACTGAACTAAGCACCGAAGAGGTTACTGAGAACTGGAGTATTGTCGGTCAGCCCAAAATGACACTGAAACAAGCTAGGGCTCTTGCTGGTTTCTTCGGGGAATATGTTATCAGTGGGACTTCCCTGACAGCCTGGGAGATGACCAGAGAACTCAGGCGAGAATCGATGACTGTCAAGGCTGAGAACCTGAAGGCGAGAGCACAGGAGTTAATCGTTACTCAGGGTCTTGAGCCAGAAGCGGGGATGAGGCAAGCGATAAGTGAAACCTTAGCTGGTGAATTGCCTGTCGCCAAAACGGAATACTTGCAGGATATGAGTAACGAACTGCGGTCGGCTCTCTTCACTATGATATATCACAATAAAGGGATGCAGAAGTATCCTCTGGAGATGGCTTCTACTGTTACCGCTCTAACAAACGCCTTGACTGGTAAGGCAATACCGAGACTAAGGGGTAAAGGAACTCTCTTATTCCCTGAAGGCGGTTCTGCCTGGGATAGATTGAACTATGTGTTCGGTAAGCAACCGAGAGTTATGAAGGCAATCGACAAGATGACCTCTGAACGGAAGTCGGCATGGAATATCATTGAGGCTTCCTACGAGGTCACAGGCAAAGACCCCATACCGATAGACCAGGAGATGGCTGATTATCTGAGGAACTTAACTGATAGACCGGATGCTGTGGCCAACCTGATGCGACCTAAGACTTTAGAGCCAGGTGTCAAGCCAAGCCGTGAACAGAAAGTCAGCAGCCTCCAAGTGACTGATTTACGGACTCCTGCTGATTTGGAATTTGCCAAAGCAGAGCTTCAACTCGCAACGCAGTTGGCCGAAGGTAAGATTACCTTTGATGAGTTTCAGCTTAAACGGATGCAGGCTAGGGATAAGGCATACCCGTTGCCCCCGAAACCGCCTTACGAGCCACCGATTGAAAGTGCTATAAAGGAGATACCACTCTGGCCGACACCGGCCAGAGATATGCTTATTAAAATCCTGAAGGAGATAGGTTGGAGCCCCGTTGACATCGGTAACTTTCTACGAGCTAACAAGGCATCCTTCGACTTCTCATTCTGGAGACAGCAGGCACCGCTTATTCTTAATCATCCTGTCTCCTTTGTTCAGGCCAATGTGAAAGCGTGGAGTGCTATGTGGAGCCAGAAGGCTGCGGAGGCATCCTGGGAGAGAATTAGTCGGGATCCACTGTATCAGTATTATGAACAGGGCAAGCATGACTTTCTGAGACCACTCACTTTGGCAAAGGGAACTGCTCAGTGGAGAGGCGTTGAGGAGTTTGGTTATCTGACTGGTGAAAGGCTTATCCCTCGCCTGACAGAGAAGATACCGTATGTCAAAATATCTGCCAGAGCATTTATTACTGGTGCGAATGAGCATAACTGGCGGATATACAAAAACCACTATAAGGCTATGGTTAGGGTGAGTGAAAGGATTGCCTCTGGTGAGATAACACTGAAGGTTGGCGAAGCGTTTGATATTCAGAAACAGATGGATGACTTTGCCACTATGCTTGCCGACTTCACTGGGAGGGCAGAGATGGGCAAGGCTGCGCCATTAGCTCCTGCCTTGAGTTCATTCTTCTTTGCACCAAGATTGGCACTGGGGAGACTACTAACACCGAGACACCTCGTATCAGCTAACCGTTATGTGAGAGCAGAGGCATGGAGAAACCTTGTTACATTCGTTGGAGGGTTTGGTGGGATAGTCTTGATGGGTGCTATGCTCCGCTTCTGGGAGGTAGAGAGAGACCCTCGTAGTGCCGAGTTTATGAGTATCCGTATCGGCAATATCAGGATAGACCCTTGGGGCGGTTACAGACAGTATCTAGTGTTCCTGACCCGCGTTATTACTGGGACAGGGCTATCCAGTGTAACTGGTGCCGAATATGATGTTGACCCTCTGGGTGCAACAACGCACTTCATAAGGGGCAAGGCATCGCCCTTGGCTGCTATTATAGCCGACTTCTGGACTGGGAGAACCTTCATCGGCGAAGAGGTTGATGTAGCCAATAAGAAACAGTGGATTGAAAGAATCGCTCCATTTGCCATTATGGACATATACGAAGCCTACATCGAAGACCCTGATATGGCTTGGCGAGTGGCCATACCAGCCATCGTTGGTATGGGCGTTCAGACATACACTGGTGACTGGGTTGAGAACTGGCCTAAACTGGGATTGCCAAAGTATTCTGAGAATCTCGCTTACGGATTAACCGAACCATTTTACGATACGGCAGACTTCTGGAGTGATACTTCCTCTCAATTTGCCGATGTAGACCCAGCTACTCTAACAGAGGTAAAGGGCTATCCAAATTACATCACGGCGATTGCTGAAGCGAGGATTATCAACGAGTATCTCTTGACCTTGCCGAGTGAGAAGCTATCTTCAATGAACGCTGACCCGGCTGTAGGAACGACCTTTGCTCAGTATTACCAGATGTGGCGTGACAGGGAGAAACTGGTTGCTGCTGGTGACAAGGCTGAGTGGACGATAAGAGAACTACAGCCAGACGGCAAATACAAAAAGATTACATATAAGGGTGAGGAAGCAGTAGACGCCTTTGACCGAGATGAGAGAACTAGAAACGCTGAAAGGGGCAATTTCTCCCAAAGGCAGTTTGCCCTGCTGAACCAGTATTGGGCGATTAGTGACCGCAGGGAGCAGGCGGAGTTTCTTAAAAAGCATCAGGCTGAAATAGGAATTAACCCGCGACAAGAGTATCTCAGAACTCACCCGAAAGAGAACGCAGAACTGGCTATTTGGGGACAGACCAAGATACTTACCAGAGAAGCGTTCAGTGAGTTCAACAGCCTAGTTAAACAACTGGATATACCGGACAACGCCTTGCCCAAACTTACAGTGCCACCCGAAACATCGTGGGATACCCATATCGCCTATGAAGAGATGGTCACTGAGGGAACTCACGGTAGCGTTGAGGCGAAACTCCTGCTACTCAAAGACTATCTGGATGCTGAAGAGGCAGGAGTTGAGTCGTATATTGGCTGGCGGGCTGATGCAGGGGAACCCCTGTCAATCCCTGACAACCCACTGGAATACTACCAGTTAAGAGTTGATAATGCTGAATTGTTTGATAGGCTCGAAGAGGCTCAGGACGCTGACGATGAAGAAGAAATAGAGGCTATCAGAGCCACT